GTTCCAGCAACACAGCACGGTTGGTCGTGCGGATAAGGTTGACGGTGAAGCGATCGTAGATTATCTTGCCGGTCATGCGCACAGCCCTCCGGTCGCGATCGCAAGGGCTGTAATAGCACACAGTATTGCAACACCTATCGCCGCGAACACAACAGCTGTATCTGCCATAACATCCAGTGCTGGACGTTTCTTGTACTTGTTCTTGTTCTTGTCCTTATTCATAGTCATTCTTTTTCCTCCGAACCTTTGGGGATGTTCTGCAGGTTACCTCCGCCGTCAAAGGCATTCTGTGACGAAGATGAGCGGTACGTTTCTGTCGTCGGGGTGTAGAAACATCTCATCCGACCGTCGTTGTCTACCTTTGCGTTGACGAATTTCTCGAACGCTGTGATCGAACGGAACTCCTGCAGAGCCGTGACGAGATGATGCAGCAACGGTTCGCGGTGCCCGATCCGTTCTAAGGCCTCATCATCGACAGTGCGATTTCCAGTAGCGCGCGAAATAATCTCGCGCACGCCAAGCACGTCATAGAACAACTCTCCCGTCTGTGCAGGTGAAGTCCACCACGGCGACTTCTTCGCGTCGCGAGGGTAGACATTCTCCGGGATCATCCGCTCAAAGTACGCATCGTAGTTTAGCTTAGCTTCCATCAGCTTCACGGTAATATCCAACCGCCGCTTGGGGTCGACGCGGACGCCGCGAAGCATGATCTCAAGGTACATATCCAGCCGGTCGCGTTGGATACCGTATTGTGTCATGAGGTCGTACCGGATAATCAGATCCGTCTGTACCTGCGCGACCTCGAAAGTCTTAACGCAATCCCGGCAATTGTATAGCCAGAGAACGCGCTCGTCCATCTTTTTGTCCCACTCCTTACCGTCGTCCTTCCAGTAACGGTGATGGCGGCAATAGAGGGAAGCTAAGTAGTACAACGCAGCCGGGGTTCCTGGGTATAAGACGGACTGCAGTATCCGAGTATCCCAGAAGATCTTGACCACCACACCGAAAAATCTCCAGATATACTGTGCATCGTACAGGAAGTTCTGACCCACGATCCTAAGGTTTGGGTGGACCAGTACATTTCGGAGTAACTCTGTGATGCGTAGCTCATCTTGCGGTTCCCAGTAACTGTATGGCGTCTTAGCCTGCATGAATGGGATGCACATAGCTGCACTGTCACTGTCGGCCATGCCGAAGCAAGCAATATGTCCGGCACGAGTCTCCAGATCTATCGCAATTAACTTAGGCCCAGCGTCTAGATCATGCAGTAACTCTGTCAACCACCTGACACACCCGTCGACGTCATCCCGTTCAGGGATATAGAACATCATCGGCGGTTCGTCCCAGGCCGCCAACCGCTTCGTCCGCGTGGCTAAGTCTTGCACCACGTTGTACCGCCAGCTCCACTGTCTTAAACATGCAGCTGGGTGATACGTCGGCATGAACGGGACCTCACCGACACGAGTCCGCAGCTGTGACCCGCGCCAGTAACCTATCCCTGTCGGTATCTTTCGGCCAGCTTCTTTCTTCAACCCGTTGGCGATACCGAAGCAGTCCTCGGTCAAAGCCCACAGCGCATAGTTTCCAAACCCGATTACCATTTCAGGTCGGGTGGCTTTGATCAGGTTCTCAACCTTCCGCACACCAGCCACAACGTTCGGCATAGGGTGCAAGCCGCGGACTAGACTGCCGTGCGGTGCTTCCTTGTGTGGATAGAAGAACTGGGACATGTTATTCCCAGGCGGCCGTTCGTTAACGACGTTCGTGAAAAGGCAGCGGGCCTCGTCTATACCCGCTTCCTTCAGCATCTTGGACAGCTCCTGTCCCGCCGCGCCGACGAGAGGCTGTCGTTGTTTCTCCTCACCAGCCCCGTAGGACTCCGCAACGATCAGATATTTCGGTCGTTGCGTGCCGCGCGTGCCTGAGAAGATTGGAATGTCACTGCTTCCATCGCTCACAGCAACCGCCCTTCACACAGCTTGAAGTGATTCTCGTTTGGCTCGCATACCGTGGCAAGCATATGCATCTTCGTCGCGGCCGGGATGATCGGACCTGACCCACCGCACGGATCGAGTACGTGATGGCCCGGCAAGCCAGAGACAGCCAACAACTGTTGGTACAACTCAACAGGCTTCTGCGCTGCGTGAGATCGGTCGAGTTCAGCAGGGTAGCCCTTCAGCACATCTGAATACACCCCACTGTACGGGAGGTTCCCGCGCGACGCGTGCAAGATCATCTCATAGTTCCGCCGGAAGCCTGCGAACCGTCCCTCAGTCATATGCCCCATCGACCCTTTCGGCCAGATCAACGAGGAATGCCGAACGCGCCATGCATCAGCTGACAGAAGCAGCTTCCACCGTTCAAAGTGAGCCACATCGCAGAACAGATACAGATGTGCGTCAGCTTTGCATACACGAGGCAGCAGTGTGAACAAGTCAAGATGCAGCTGCTCGAAGTCGTCTTCAGAATACTCATGCGCGTTGACCGCCGCGTCCCCGAAGTCCTCCACTCCAATTCCATAAGGTGGATCGGCGACGACTATGCTGTACCTTCCATCATGTTCGCTGCCTTTCAGTCCTTCTTGGAACGTAGTATTCAGCAGCGTATGCCCGCTCGCTTTCGCCATAACCTTCGTAGTCAGGCCTAGCTGTTCGATGAACTCCTGTTCTTTCTTCTTCGCGAAGATCTTCCAGGCTTCGTTCTCGTTCTTCGCCTTCGCGATCGCCTCGTCTTGTAAGGCGCCGGCCTGATGCAGAACAGTCGCACGAGATATGTTGTTCAGCGGCCGCCCGGAAGGGTCCGGTTTCCCAAGTATCTCACGGGCGGTGTCGCGCACTGTGTGCTTAGGGGTGCGGGCGACACGCAGCTCATGCAACCTAGCCGTCGCTTCAGTCCGTTCCTGCCACGTCAGATCTGCACGAACAGTATTCTCTGCGTATTCGGCCTCGGCCTCAGACAACTCGTCATCGAAGTTCATAACATGAGCAAGCACCGTCGATGCTTTGTTCATCAGGTGCGCCCGAAGCCGACGTTCGCCGGCGATGAGCTTGAACCCTTCAGCCTTTGTACTCATCGCCACGACAATCGGCTGAAGCAACCCACGGGCGGCGATGTCGTCAGCAAGTTCCTTCAACTGCTTCTCGTCGAAGTGGCGCCGCTGTCTGTCAGGTGTAACAGTTATAGCTGAGACAGCGATTTCACGTACGCTCATTGGCTTCCTCCTGCGTCGGGTCGGACTTAACACTTCGGTCGATCACTGCGGTCATCACCTCGTACAAGATCGCAGCATACCCGATAATGTCCTTGGGGTTGTCGAGGTTCCGTTCTTTCCCCATGACCGTGCGCGACAGCTTAGTCACGATCATGTCGATGCACTCCCACTCGGCCGGCTCCAGCGGCATGACGGCACACGCGCGCATAAAGTCCTTGATGGTTCCAGCCAAATCGAACTGCGGTTCAGGGTCACCGTGAGATCGGTTTCGCGCTCCCTCGATCATAGCTTTCACTTCGAGCAGCACAGCGCCGCGAAGAGTCTCCTGTGTCATGTTAGCTCCTGATGATCAACGACTCAGCCGCACGGGTGACGGCGGTGTACAACCACTTCTGGCGGGCGCCGGGTTCGCCCCAGCCCTTGAACATCCCATCGTCCTCGACGAACACCCGGTCCCACTGCGAACCCTGAGCCTTGTGCACAGTGATGACGTAGCCGAAGTCGAAATGCTGATACGCATTCTTCACCCGCTCAGGGTAATTCTCTTCCGCCTTCGGATCGATGTACAGGTCGAAGTAATACCGGCACGCTTGGATTTCCAACGGCTTGTCGTCAGGCTGCTGGTCCTCCATCTTCACCGCGAACTCGACATGCAGGTCGAACAACTCAGCATCCGACACGACCTTTCCCATGACGCCGTTCAGCAGTCCAGTCTTCTTGTCGTTACGCATACACACGACCTTGTCCCCGATCATCGGGTACGGGGAGTTAAACCCATACGCCATACGAAGCTGCCGGTTCAGCTGCATACGCGTGCGATGCTTCCCGCAGATGACCTGATCACACCCCGCCATCAACCGGCCGAAGTCGCTCGACGGCAGCTGTGTCCGCTTCATATGCAGGGCCTTGTCAGTTTCCGGCAAGGGGTTGTACGCATACGGGATCGGCCGGCCCTGCCTGGCCAGCATCGACATGTTGATGATCGGGTTGCCCTCGGCCTGCCGGTGGATCTCCGTCAGCATCACGTCCGGTTCTCCGCGGAACAGTGCGGGCTCGTCCCCGATCGGATCCAGCTGTCCGGGATCGCCGATGGCAACGACGGGAACTCCGAAGTGCAGAACATCCCGGAGCAGTTCCTTCCCGACCATCGAACACTCGTCAAGCACGATCAACGCAGCCGATGCCAGCTTGCTCTCTTCGTTGATCTCGAATGACGGTTGGTTCAGTTCGCGAAGGGTCGCGCGCAGGCGCCGGCGCTCGTCGTTGTCGGTGCTCTTGTCGAGCTGTTCCTGCACGGCTTTGATCTGCACCTCGTTCGGGCCGATCGGCTTATAGATGAGGGAGTGGATCGTGCTGGCCGGCAGGTTGCCGTACCGCTTCATGACGCTGGCCGCCTTGCCCGTGTACGCAGCAAACAGAACGTCCTCTCCGACAGCAAGCCCGAGCTGATCAATGAACGCCCGGATGCACGTGGTCTTACCTGTACCGGCGTAGCCGCACAGTTCAAACACGGGCTTGCCAGGGCTGCCGGTGTTCCACCACGCCTGAATAGCGTTCAACGCACGGAGCTGTTGCGGGGAGAGGTCGAGAGGTGGACGGCCCTGAGGCACGATCGGGGCGGCGACGGTCGCAGTGTTTTCGGTTGACATAACGAGTTCCTCGAATTGCTTGTTGACGGTTGGGGTAGAGGTGGAAGGGCCTGACGGCCCTCCCGTTTGTCAAGCAGTATTACTGCTGCGCCACGACGCGCTTGACCTCGTCATACACGAGCGTCTCGTCGTTCTTGTCGTGCCGGTGAGCGATCTCGATATTGACCGGACCGGCGCCGGAGAGGTTGTGGAAGCCCCACGCCTTACCCGGCGTGTTCTGTCCGAGCGCCGCACGCAGCCTGCCCAGCCCGATGTTCTGGTTGGCGCCGAACTTCAGCGAACCCCCCTCCACATCAAGCCAGATATCCTGCCGCACGGTGATCTTGTCCCGCCCCATCGACTGCCGGAGCTCGTCGTCGTAGATCTCCCAGGTCACGCGCAGGATCACGCGCTTCCCGGCCTTGGTATCGACCTCCTCGAACTTGTACTCGTCGATCGTGGCTGAATACATACCCGCCGGGATCGGAGTCCGGTTGGTTTCGTTCGCATCCTCCACAACCTGAGCTTCGAACAGGTCGGGATTGAAAGCTGAGTCATTCATTTTGAAGTTCCCTTGGTTAAGGTAGATAGGTTACGGTTTCCAGTTTCAGTTTGCAGACGAACGCTAGCCAGCCGCGTCCAAGCTATCAGCGACAGCTTTCACTCTCTTCTTCCAGCTGTCGATGATTGGGCCGAAGTCCGGGGGCAGCTTATTCTTAAGCGGCAGGTTCCGGCACTTCAGGTCGGCGGACGAGTTTGCCGTCGACCATGTAAACTGATCGCCTTCTTTCTCGGCGAGGATGACGTCGGAGAAATCCTTGACGATCGACCCGACGCCTTTCTGTCCGAGGAAGCTCGGCATGATGAGAATCTTCCCGGTCAGTTCGTCCCGCTGTTTATCCACGTGGGCTGTCAGCACCACCGTGCACTTACACTGCGAGACCATCGTCTGAATGACGCGTTGCTCCGCCTTCATCGCGATACCCCACTCACCTTGGTGCATAGTGGGCTTCGCTCCGACGGTCAGATCTTGCGCCATAATATTCAACCCGCTGGCTGAGTCGAGCACGAACGCACAGTCCGGCCCCCACGAGTCAACAGGTCCGAGTTCCTTCCCGGTCCTCGCGCACTTGAAGTTGGACATGATATTCAGCATGTCGTAGAACTGCCGATAGTCCGCCTTGTTCACACCGTTCTTCAGGTTAGCTAGGTCCTGATACCCGAACGACGTGATCTGTTTCGCCATACCTGACAGCGTCTTCCAGTCCGTCGTGCCGGGTGCGACGTACGCCCAGTGAAGATTGGTTAACGGCAAGCCGAGCGATATGAAGCGGTCGATAAGAGACTCCTCGCCGCCGGGGTCCGTGAACAGAACACGGAGTGACAGTCCGGCCTTAGCCAACGTAGCTAAGCTTGTGGTCTTGCCCACGCCGGGAGGTCCAATGAGCAGGACTGCAGGCGGCTTAACAGCAACCACCGGTACGGGCGGTGGAACTCCGGGTGCCCCCGGAACAGGTCTGGGTCCAGTTGTTTGTGGCTGCGACATAGTGTATGTTCCCTTAGGTTGTCGAAAAACCAGTCGAAGACTTGAGGCAACACACAGGCGTCCTCAAGTCCTTCGGTGAGATGAAGTCCGTAATCGAGTAGGGAAACTGCGCAAGGGATCGTAGCCGAAGACCATGTCGCCTCACGCATGTGTGAGACACAAAGCCGTCTAAGCCATGGCTCACCACAGTATGGACAGATTCCCACCAGATGCCGGGGTTTGCGCCACCCGTCAAAAGAATCCTGGACTCGGTACGTTCCTTTGTGGTCACCGCTGATGAAGATGGCATAGTCAACATTCTCCCGCGGCATTTCACATATCGTAAGGATTGAACGGTACGGTCTCCAGATGCTTCAGCACATCGACCGACCCCTCTGTCGGGTTCTTCTTCAACGGGTCCCAGGACCTATACGAGAAGTCCGAGTACCACGCCGATTGGTCTTGCGCCCGACACATCCCCTGAAACATACAGTTCCCGTAACTCGTGCAGCCGTCGCCGAACGACATAGGCCAGAAGTCATGCGCGTGCTGCTGACTCTGCGCCCGATCGCGCATGGACTTATAGTGTCCGACCATCTGGTGTAGCTTGCTGTGCACGTTCAGCCACCACCGGTCGATCACGTGTTGAGGGTATTGCTCAAAGACCTGCGCGAACCGGATCAACGGCTCGGTCCGGTAGATACCGACGCCGCGGATAAGCGCGTGCGTCACATCGAACCCGTACTGCCGAGCGGCGAAGGTGTACCCGATGAACTGGCCGCGCATTCCCCACTGATATATCCACGACGGACCCAACTGCTTCGCTGTCTTTTCGTCACAGATGCACAGCTGGTCGTTGAAGATACCGAGCATATCGAACCGGCCGGAGTAAAGAATTGGGGCGCCGGTGTCGGGGTGTAGAACCTGAGTTGGGAGAGCGAAGGTAAACTCCACCGCAGGCCGACCGTCATGCAGTATAAGCGGCTGCAACGCATCGGTGTGCGGTGGGTACTCAGTGAAGTATTCAATCACCGCGAAGAACATTGCCTCGCGGGATTTCTGGTGTCCGTCTGGGGGTTCGTAGTCACCCCACTCCTCATTGAACGCGACCCACGCGTCGGCGAGAGCTTCGTTCAACTTCTTGCCCTGGGCGTATACGCCATTGCGCGTGACTTCCAGCGCCTTCGCAAAGCATCCGCCCGCGTGCAGATCAGGAGACTCCCCGCGCGCCGCTAACTTCAACACGAACTCATTGAAGAACTTCTGCGGGCACGAGTCGAACGCTGACAGCATAGTGTTGTCAACGTTCAGCGGGAAGCTAACCGGCGTTCGTTCGGGCGCCTGGGGCTGCACGAGTGTAAACGGGGATGCGTCGGGAGAACTCGATGACGGTGACTCCGCCACGAGTAATGATTCTTGTGTTGACATAAGGTAGTCCTTTTGCTAGCTGAGGGTCTGCGGCCGGCGCCCGTACAAGCGAGTCGCGGAATTGATAGAACTTAAGCCGAGCTGCTTTGGCCACGTCCTCATTCGGGAACGTGAGCGAAAATGTGTCGCTCGCCACTACCTTCCTAGCGAGCAACCAGTAATGGCTCGGATAGTCGTTGGGGTTCCGCTTCGCTGGCATCGGCCCGCCCCGTTACAGCGACAGGTCGAGCAGCGAAATACTCGGCTTCTTTGCCGAGGACGGTTTGCCCGCGGCGCGCTTCGACTCCGAGGCCTGTCCGCCCAACTGCCGCGAGCGGCGGATGACGTAGATGCAGTTGAGCCGCATCTGATCGGACATAGCATTCGGCCCTTCGGTTTTCTGGAACATCATCAGATCACTGATGAGTTGCAGGCAGGTCTGACCGTCGAGCTTGAAGATCTGCTCTTCGGTCATCTTCTCGAAGTCTTGTAGTGAAACAGGGTCAGACATTGGCGGTAGTCTCCTTTGACTTGGCGGTAGCTTCGGCGGCTTCGACCTGAGCATCTTCCTTCGCGAAGTGTTCACGCAGCAACCGCTCAATAAAATCGGACCGCGCCCCGTAGGCTGATCGGCCGCGGGCAGGATCGTAGAACATAAGGTCCAGACGCATCAGTATCTGTTGGTCGATGCTGATATGCGTCCGAACCCTTCCAGCTTTCTCTCTTGGCATGGTGTAGAGTCCTCAGTAAGTGGGTGAATGATAGCACATTTCACCGTGGGTGTCAATCACGAAACTTCCAGGGATAGAAGAAAGTTTTATCCCTCAAGAACATGGGGCGGTTTACGCGCGGGAAACGGCCCCATCTTCAATCTTCCTCCTTAGGCAGCAATGCCTGATAGTCGATGATCGGCAGCGGCTTCGCTCCCAGCTCCTCTACCGCGCGAAACGCCCGAGGCAATTCGGTCGGCGGCGGCGCGACCGGCGCCCCAGTGTACGCTTCGTTCACTGAGTCCAGCGTAATCCCGGCAGCCCGCATTGCATCCTCGATCGCGGCCTCCCCTCCTGTCCTCGCTGTGACAAGCGAGTACTCATACACATCCTCGCCCGCCTTGTTCTGCCTTACTACGTTCGACTCGGTGTCCGGCTCCAGGTAAATCGTGACAGTCTGAGCCAGCTCCGACAGCGGATGCCCTTCTTCCCGCATCGCTTTCCGCAGCTCATACAGCGTATGCCGGAGGTTCACCGCCTTTCCATGCAGCAGCCTCACCGGCCCGGCCTTACCATCCTGCGCTGCCTTCATCAGCATCGCCATGTACATGTCCGGGAAACTCGTCACCATTCGGTGCTCTTTAGGTTTCCGTATAGGCATTAGTCAGGTATCCTTTCCACTTTCAACTGATGACCTGTCGCGAACAGCACCGCTTCCAGCGTCTGCAGCGTCGGGCCATACTCGCCATTCTTCCAGCCGTGATACGATCCATACGGCACGCCAGCGTTATCCATCACTTGCTTAACATGCCATCGCTGGATCACCCGCAAAGCAGCAGGAAGGACAGACTTGCCCTTCCTCCACTTCGGGCTGCGTGTGAACTGTTTCTCAGAACAACCGCCCATCACTCTTCCTTAAGCAAGCGGCTCTCTTCCGACAGCGTTCGAGTGCTAACCCAAGCCGCCTTCCCGCAGCGAGCCCGCGTGAACGCTACATCAATGCTCGGCGTGTAGCAGACAGCCGTCGAAACAGCTTTAGCAATAGCTGCTTGGTCAAGCTTCTCGTCTGCATACAACGTGAGCACTACTCGTGTTTTCTTTACAGGTATTGGCATCATCCACACTCCGAATATCCGCACGACAGACAAGACTTGCATCCTGCCTCGTGCTTGTGTTCAGTAAATTTCCCGCACCCAGAGCACATCGACCGAGGGTGCTGATGCAGCGCAGCGTATTCCTTTTCCCTGCGCTCCCACTTTTCGTCGTCAGCCTGCTGCTCTTCCTCACTCTTGACGATAGGTTTGTGCAAGTACCCGATCGCCTCCATATGCTCCTGCAAGACCATTCCGATATGAGCGATGATCGACGGCACCATCTTTCGATTATGCCAGTAACCTCCGCGCGGATCAAACACCTCCTGCAGTTCGCGCGCCACGAACGACACTTCACCTCCCCGCCGAAACACCGCCGACACCATCCGAGTCAACGCCACCACCCACGAGTAATGCTCAACATTCTTCGTGTTGATGAATATCTCGTACGGTCGGCGCCGCGCCGGATCACCTTCCAGTATATCGTTCACCGTCACATAGTAAGCATGCGGGTGGTCCGTGTGTTTGATCTTATACGTGCTGCCGGAGACACGCTCGGGACGGACCGGTTCCGGCTCCGGTTTCCAGCTAGACAGAGCTGCTTCCAGCTTTTCGTCTATCAGTTCTGGCTCCGGCCCCGACGTCGACCCATCTGCTGGCTCTGGCACCGTATCGGCCGCCGGCTTTACCTCAACCAGCACTGCGCCTCTCCCGCTCTCAGGATTCGGACGATATGTCGTGCAGCCCTTACACTTTTGCTTATACGCCAAATCATACACCATCTTGAACTGCTCGAACGGCTGGGGCATCGCCGAGGCCATGCACGAGCAGGGGGCC